GCTGCAAAGATCAATAGAGTGTTTATACGAAGGCGCTATGGTTCTTGGTACTAAGAAGCTACTAAAATGGCAAATGGCTAAAAACATGATGAGGCCAAAAAGCGATTTTACTAAAGTTAAAATGAACTACAACATAGTAGCGCCAAGGATGTATAAAGGTAGAATAGAGTCTTTAGTAAAACGTATTACTGGATTTGCAGACATGATACAGCTGACGCATTTAAAGCTACAACAGGTAATGTCTCGTATGGTTCCGGACGGTGTTTATTTAGACGCCGATGGTTTAGCTGAGATAGACTTAGGTAATGGAACTAACTACAGCCCGCAAGAAGCTTTAAACATGTTCTTCCAAACAGGTAGTGTTATTGGTAGGTCATTTACTTCTGAAGGTGATATGAATCCAGGCAAAGTGCCTATTCAAGAAATAACTTCTGGGTCTGGTGGTAACAAGATACAAGCGTTGATAGGTAATTACAACTACTATTTGCAAATGATACGTGATGTGACCGGGCTTAATGAAGCGCGTGATGGTAGTACACCTGACGAAAGAGCTTTACTCGGTGTTCAAAAGCTCGCGGCAGCAAACTCTAACACGGCGACTAGACATATACTTGATTCAGGCTTATTCTTAACAGCTGAAGTGGCGGAGCAGTTATCACTTAGAATATCTGACATCATAGAGTATTCACCTACTAAAGAAGCTTTTATTCAAAGTATTGGAGTTCATAACGTTGCTACACTTGAAGAAATGTCAAATCTACACTTGTATGACTTTGGTATATTTTTAGATTTAGCACCAGATGAAGAAGAGCAGGCTATATTAGAAAACAACATACAACAAGCGTTAGCTCAGCAAAGTATAGACTTAGAAGACGCCATTGACTTGCGAGACATTAAAAACGTTAAGCTAGCTAACCAACTTCTTAAGATTAGACGAAAAAAGAAGTTGGAAAGAGATCAGCAAATGCAACAGCAAAACATACAGGCTCAAGCGCAAGCTAACACACAGCAGCAACAAGCGGCTGCTCAGCTTGAAATACAAAAGCAACAAGCGCTAGAGCAGGCTAAAATGCAAACTAAGCAAGTGGAAGCTCAAATGGACGCTCAAAAGCTGCAAGCCGAAGCACAGATTAAGTCTCAGCTTATGGCTCAAGAGTTTCAATACAACATGCAGCTTAGACAAATGGATATGCAAAATGTTTTAAATAGAGAAGTAACTAAAGAAGATCGTAAAGATCAAAGAACTAAAATACAAGCCTCACAACAGTCAGAACTTATAGATCAAAGAAAGACAGGTAAACCACCTAAAAACTTTGAATCTTCAGGTAATGATACTATTGGAGGTGGATTTGACTTAGGTTCGTTTGAGCCTAGGTAATTTTACTAATTATATAATATTTTATTATGGAAGAAGAAAAAAATGAACAAGTAGTCGACGAGACTACGCAAGAGACTGTAGATACAGTTGATGAGAGCAAATTTGAAAGCGCTGGAGATGACAGTGTAATCAAAATAGATTTAGATAAACCAATTGAAGATGAAAAACCAGAAGAATCAGCAGAAGTTGCAGATGGCTCAGTTGACGACACAGGAGTGGTTGGAAGCGATGAAGACGCCGAGCCCGTACAAGAACAAGAAGAAGTACAGCCGGAAGCCGAAGCACAAAACGCAGTACTAGAAGAAGTTGTTGATGAAGAGCCAAACGAGGCTTTGAAAGAATTAGTTGAAGAAGTAGAAGAAGCTGTACAAGAAGCAGAAGCTACAGGAGAGCCTTTACCAGAAAACATTCAAAAGTTAGTTGACTTTATGAGCGAAACTGGTGGAAACATAGAAGATTATGTTAAGCTAAATAGAGACTACTCTGATTTAGATAACTTAACGCTGCTAAGAGAATACTATAAGCAAACCAAACCTCATCTAAACTTAGAAGAAATAAGCTTCATGATGGAAGATCAATTTTCTTTTGATGAAGAGTTAGATGATGAAAGAGATATAAGAAGAAAGAAATTAGCTTTGAAAGAGCAAGTTGCTCAGGCAAAGAACCACTTGGAAAGTGTAAAATCCACATATTACGATGAGATTAAAATGCGTCAAGCGCCTAACGATGAATATCAAAAAGCGATGGACTTTTTTAATCGATACAACAAAGAGTCGGAAGACAACAGAAAAGTAGCTGAGAAACAACACAGCGCGTTTATGAACAAAACTAACAACTTGTTTAACGAACAATTCAAAGGATTTGAATATAATGTTGGTGACAAAAAGTTTAGATATAACGTTAAAAACGTAGACGCTGTTAAAGAAACTCAAAGCGATATTAACAACTTTGTCAAAAAGTTTTTGAATGAAGAAAATGTAATATCAGACGCTAAGGGTTATCACAAAAGTATTTTTACAGCTATGAACGCTGATGCAATTGCACAGCACTTTTACGAGCAAGGCAAAGCAGACGCTTTAAAGCAAAGCGTTGCTAAGGCTAAAAATGTTAGCATGAGCCCTCGCCAGCAATTTGGTGGTGATGTCAATACTAGCAAGATAAAAGTAAGGGTGCTAGGTGATAACTCTTCTGATTTTAAATTTAAAATTAAAAAATAATTAACACTTAAAACATATTTATTATGGCAATTACACCCGGTGATAATTTGAATAGCGTTCCTGCTTCACGAAAGCAAACGTTATCTACAAATTATTTAGACCTATCATCAGCTGACAACGCTGGTTGGGGTCAACAATACGTTCCAGATTTAATGGAAAAAGAGGCTGAAGTTTTCGGTCCAAGAACTATTTCAGGCTTTCTAGCTAAAATAGGAGCTGAAGAGGCTATGACGGCTGATCAAGTTGTATGGTCTGAGCAAGGACGTTTGCACTTATCTTACAAAGGTAAGTTAACAGGAGACAACACGTTCTTAATTCAAGCTGATATTGATGAGGCTAATTATATTCAAGCTGGTCTTGATAAAGCTCACGGCGTTAGATTAAACGACACTGTTGTTGTTTCTAATGCTAACGGCGTATTCAAAGCTATGGTTACAGGCATTGCTAACAATGACGCTTTAACGCTATCTGCTTATGACGGCGTTGATATTGACGCGCTTACCACAGACAAAGCTACTACTATTTTAGTTTATGGTTCTGAGTATGGAAAAGCTAGACGTTACCAAGCTGACAACGACGTAGCAAACGACGTTGATTCAAGAGGCGCTAACGAGCCACAGTTTCAAACTTTTACTAATAAGCCTATCATCATGAAAGACTACTACGAAGTGTCTGGATCAGATGCATCTCGTATCGGTTGGGTAGAAATTTCTACAGAAGCTGGACAAGGTGGTTACTTATGGTACTTAAAAGCTGAGTCTGATACTCGTGCTCGTTTTAACGACTATGTTGAAATGTCTATGTTAGAGTCTGTTAAAGGTTCTGGTACTAACGGCGTTGATGACTACTTAGGTCATGCCAACGTAGGTACTCAAGGTTTATTTGATGCTATCGAAGATAGAGGTAACGTAACTTCAGGTATTACTGGAACTAACGCTGCTACTGACTTAGATGAGTTTGACGCTATCTTAGCAGAGTTTGATAAGCAAGGTGCTATTGAAGAAAACATGATGTTCGTAAACAGAGCTACGTCTCTCGCTATCGACGATATGTTGGCTTCAATGAACTCTTACGGTGCTGGTGGTACTTCTTACGGAGTATTCGACAACTCTGAAGATATGGCGTTAAACTTAGGTTTCTCTGGATTTAGAAGAGGTTCTTATGACTTCTATAAGTCTGACATGCGTTACTTAAACGATAAAGCTACACGTGGTGGTATCAATGATGCTGCAGGTACTGGCGAAATTCGTGGGGTTATGGTTCCTGCTGGTTCTTCATCTGTATATGATCAAACTGTTGGTGCTTCTATTAAGCGTCCGTTCTTACACGTACGTTACAGAGCTTCTCAAACTGATGATCGTAGAATGAAGACTTGGACTACTGGTTCGGTTGGAGCTGCTACATCTGCTTTAGATGCAATGCAACTACACTTCTTAACTGAAAGATGTTTGATTACTCAAGGTGCAAACAACTTCATGTTATTGAAGTAAATTGATTATGGTCGGGGCTTCGGCCCCGATCTTTTTTTTTAATTTTTATTATATTATATTATGGCAAAAAAACAAACAAAA